CGTGTAAATATGTCAAGCTACCACAGTCCGCGAGGTCTCCACAATTTGACATTGACTCGACGCCCTGGCTAAGGTTTCCGATGATGCAGATTGCAGACGACGAAAACAGAGAAGTCGTCCTCATTGCTCCAGTTGGATCAGGGAAAACGACGATGCTCGAGGGCTTGCTTCCTTGGATTATATCAGAAGAACCAGGGCCTACGCTGGTAACATTCCAAACAGACAACGACGCGAGGGACTGGGTAGATACAAGGTTTCACCCATCGCTCAAGCTGAACGAAAAGGTCAAGCCACTGATCCCGACAGGAAAACATCGAGGCAATTTTAGAAAGAATGAAATCTTATTCCCACACATGCCGCTGTTTATGGGTGGTGCTAATATTAGTAATTTGCAGTCCAAGTCTATCAGGTGGGTATACGGGGATGAGGTTTGGATTTGGAAAGATGGCATGCTGGAGGAGGCACGGCGCAGAACACATGACCGATGGAACAGCAGAGTAGTTCTAGTCTCTCAAGGTGGAAGCGATGGAGACCAGTTGGACGTGGCATTCAAGGATGGCAACATTCACGATTTCTGTTTTGAGTGTCCTACATGTAAGACCGTTCAGCCGTGGGAGTGGAAGCAAGTAAAATACAAACACCACAAAACTAAAGCCGGAGACTGGGACTGGGACAAAATAGGAAAGTCCGTTTATTACGAGTGCGCGAATAAGAAGTGCAAAAAGAAATTCAAAGACAAGCCAGACGTCCGCAGGGGACTGTCTAAATCTGGGAGATACGTTAGCAGGAACAACAACCACAAGCCCGGCAGAGTTTCAATGACATACCCAGCAATGGCTGTGTGGTGGATCGAGTGGAAGAAGCTAGTAGGTGAGTGGGTATCAGCACAGGACGCCCGTAAAAAACTAAACATGGCGCCATTCAGGCAGTTCATCCAGAAGCGGCTAGCTCAGAGCTGGGAAGAGCCGCAAGAGACGATTACACTAAAAGGATCAACAGAAATATACAGACTGAACAAGTATCACGACGGCGCAAAATGGGAGAAGGAGATTGTCAGATTTATGACCGTTGACGTGCAGCAAGACTGTTTCTTTGTTGTTATTAGGGCTTGGAGCGGAGAGGGTGAGAGCTGTCTAATGTATGAGGGCAGAACGAACGAGTGGGAAGGTCTGAGGATACTTCAAGAAAAAATGAAAGTGGAGAACAGGTTTGTATTTGTCGACCGTGGATACAGACCTGAGACAGTCGCGCTAGAGTGTAGCAGAGCGGCAACAAAAGACGACCCAGCCACGTGGAATTGTTTACTTGGCGAGGAGTCAAACGGCTATGCAATCAAGGTTAATAACAAGCAGGTAACGAGGCCGTTCTCAACAATCAAAAGAGCGCGAACTACTAAGGGTCTGCGGTGGCGGTATGTGAAGTTTTCAAACCTACTCGCCAAGGATACGCTGGCGGCACTGATGCGCGGAGAAGGCGCAGGGTGGCACATTGGAAGCGACTACTCAGCGGAGTATAAAAAACAAATTCAGAACGAGAAAAAGGTGGAGGTGTCGCCGGGTCGGTGGCGCTATGTCGTCAAAAAGAAATGGGTCGGGAACCACCTCTGGGACTGCGAGACAATGCAGATAGTCGCGGCGTCGATTTACGGCGTATTCAACACGGAGGAGGAGGTTTAATAATGTCGGTTGAATTCAAAACAGATTAGTAATGGCTATTGCATCGGGATTCATTGGCACGCTTAGACGCTACGGCGCAAGGAGCAGTGCAAACAAAAAGAAGCTAGAGAAGTGGCTCGACGCAGCTATCGAGGAAATTGCTGATAATAACGGCGGGCATCTAGTCGGGGCGTCTGCTAACGGCGCTTCGTTCTCACAGATAGCGACGATGACCAATGCAGAGTGGGCATCAGCACTAGACAAGGCGCTACACATGATTGAATGCGGAGTTAAAACCACCTCTAAGAGCTGGGGGCAAATAGGATAATCTTATGATACTAGACTCAAACGGAAACCCCACGACGACTGGACCGCGCAAACTCGTTGCAGCTACTGATAGAAGCGACAGGGGAAATCCTTGGATACCAGACTTTTCGCGAGATCTTGATGATTTATTTAGCCAGAACGACTGGAGGTCTACAGTCTCACAATCACGACTAATATTCTCAAACTTTGGAGTACCACGTGGGGCAATATTCCAGAAGGCGGACGGTGTGGTCGGCAGGGCATGGGAGCCAGAGTTCAAAGGAAAGGACACGGACTTCGGAAACCAAGCTAAAGAATTTCTTAAATCATGGTTCAGTGTTTGCGATGTTAAAGGCAACCTTTACGACTTCAAAACAAACCTGTGGCTTGACTCGGCGGCAGTAGATAGGGATGGAGACGTGTTCGTATTGCTGACGCAAACTAAGACGGGATACCCACAGATTCAACACATACCAGCTCACAGGGTCGGCACTCGAAACGGAGTAGATAGAGTAGAGCGCGGAACATATAAAGGCTTGAAGATAAGAAACGGCGTAGTTGAAAACAAAGCTGGCGCACCTGCTGCCTATTGCTTGCTAGGCGCGGATGAGTCAGAGGATCAATACATCGATGCCCGCGACATCGTCCATATCGCTGATCCATCGTGGCATGGTCAATCAAGGGGCATACCCAGCTTGACCCACGCAATAACCGAGCTGCGTAAATCTAAAACATCAGAGGAGTTTGAGCTAATGGCACAGATGATGCTATCAGCGCATGCGCTTGTTGAATACAACGAGACAGGAGGCGTAGACCTAGACGACCCTACAACACTGCTCACGGGGCAGGCTGGAGACGACGACAGGCTCGCAGTAAATACTTACTCTGGCGGCATGGTAAGACACTTTAAAAGCAACAGTGGAAGCAAGATAGAGAGCATCTCGCACAATAGACCTGGTGACATGTGGGATTCATTCCAAGATCGCATTATTAGACAGGCGCTTGCAGGCATACCGTGGCCGTCAGAGCTTGTCTGGAAGTCAGACGGAGCAAACGGAACGACCATCAGAAACATACAAGCCAGAGCCAGAGCTAGTGTTGAGGCGAGGCAGGACGTATTACGGAAGCCTGCAAAACGCATCATTAGCTGGGCTATTGCTAAAGCGGTGAAAATGGGAATCCTTCCAGCATCAGACGATTGGTATAAGTGGGACTTCACAATGCCGCCGAAAGTTTCAATTGATCCAAGGAACGATTCGAAAACCCAGATCGACGAATACAAGATCGGAGCATTAAACATGACCGGCTTGTTGCAGGAGAAGGGCAAGACACACGCAGAACACATCCGCGAGCGATGCGAGGAGATCGCAGAACGCAAGGCGATAAAAGCAGAAGTGGAAGCCAGAACAAATACAAAAATTGACGATAGAGAATTGCAGATGCTCACACCTAACGAGATGGGAGAGCAATCAAACGAACAAGAACAAACAACAGATGAATAAATATTTAAACATAGAAAACAGGGCGGCAACAGTTAAACTGAACGAGGTTGTCCACAAGGACTCAGCGGACGATCTAATCGACGAGCTAGAGCGTCTTTATGGTAGCGCGGCAGTCGTTGAGAACATGAAGATTGGAGACGTTGTATGCAGTGCTGACAACGCTCTGGAATCCGTGAACGTAGAGATCAACTCGCCTGGCGGATCAGTCATGGAGGGTCAGCGCATATACAACGCACTCAGAGGCATCTCGTCTCGCGGCGTAGAGGTTACGACAACCGTATCGGGACTAGCGGCATCTATGGGAAGTGTTATCTTGATGGCTGGAGACAACCGCAAAATGACACAAGGAAGCAGGGTAATGATCCATGAAGCAAGCACACTTGCACACGGAGACGCCGCGCAATTAAAAACGCAATCAGAACTTCTTGAAAGCATCAGCGCAGAAATCGCAACACTTTACGCTGAGAGATCGGGCAAGGATGCAGAAGACATGCGAGCCATGATGAAGAAAGAAACATGGATGGACGCAGAGCAGGCTAAAGAAAACGGTTTTATTGATACAATCATTAAGGATGGATTAGATCAACAAGACGATGAAGCACAGAATCAGTTGAATTCACAACAATCTACAATTACTAATAACACAGACATGGCTATTTTCTCAAAAGATAACGAAATCAAGGATAGACTCGCAACAGCAGAAGCTGAAAATGTTGAGCTGGTAGAGTTGGCTAACTCACGCGAAGCAGAGGCTAAAGGATTGGCTCAAGACCTTTCAGAGGCAAGCGCCAAGATTGAAGAAATCACTGCAAAGCTAGACGAGCTTGAAACACAGCTCAAGGTAGCAGGCGAGCAGAACGAGGAAATCTCAAACCACCTTAAAGAGACCGAGGAAAACCAGAGCGACTTTGACGCTAAAGTATCCGCCGCAGCATCAGCTAAAATGGCAGAGCTTGGAGTTTCTGAGCCAGTCGAGGCTGTCGAGGAGGAGGCAACAATGGACGCAGGACAACTTCTTGCTGAATATCGCGAACTACAACAATCTAACCCGTCGAAAGCATCCGCTTTCTGGCAGGAGAACAAGGCCGCACTACTTGCGGGCTAATCACTACAAACAACAATAAAACCAAAATAAAATAATGGCTAATTCAATTACAGGAATTAACGACGACATCATCTCTCGTTCGGTTCTAGAAGGATACACAACCGCTATTGCGCCGTTGTCCGCACTTACCGCCGACTTTTCATCCGATGCCGTAAGGCGCGGGGAGAAGGTCAGCATTATGCGTGATAACTCAGCAATCGACGCGGCACTCGACAAGACCAGCCACGGCGCATACGCTGTGCAGGATGCAGACTCAGACGCTGTAGAGGTCACAATGGGACAACCTAAATACGTTTCTTGGGGACTTGACGACAGCGAGATCGCTAACAGCTCAGTATTGAGCATGGAGAAGTTTGGCCGCCGTAAAGGTAACCTGCTCGCCAAGACCGTCATGCAGGACATTCTCAGCGAAGTAACCAACGCCAACTTCGGCGCGGCTTCCTTCACCGGCGCTGCTGGAACATTTGATGAGGACGATGTTGCAGACGTTGCAGAAGACTGCGACAGCGCAGACTGGGCACAAGACGATCGTTATCTGGTTCTTTCCCCTTCATACATCGCCGCACTTCGCAAGAGTGGTGCAATCAAGGACACCAGCGGATACGGCTACAACGCCATCCAGAACGGTGACATCCCAATGCTTCACGGCTTCAAGGTCATCATGTCCAACGCAATCCCTGCCAACGGTGAGAACCTTGTAGGATTCGCTACCGACGGCAACGGAATCGCTTCCGCTTTCCGCTACCTTGCTCCTCAAGAGGGTCACAAGTATAACCGTGCTGAAGCCCTTGTTGGCGAAGGTGGTATCACTCTTGGTCTTCGTGACTGGTATTCTGAGGACAGCGGTGTTCGCAAGTGCGTCATCGAGTCCGTTTACGGATACGAGACAGGCATCAGCGCTGGCATCAAGCGCCTGGTTTCCGCTTAATTTTAACAACTCGAAAAAATGGCGAACTACGCATTACTAATCGGCACTAAGTCCGGAAAGCGGGAGCTGATCGAAGACGGTCAGCCTGTGGATATCCGCAGAAAGTTTAAAACCATGACAGCCGAAGACGGCTTCGAGGTTGTTGAGGTTGTTGACAAGCACCAGGGCAGAACCCGACACAAGAGATTTGCCAAGGTTGCAAAACCAACACCGAAAAAATCAGTTAAAAAGGCAACAAAATCCAAGTAAATACAATTAAATTTGCGTTGCAATTAACACAACTTAGCCTCTCCCTTTCGCGGGGAGGGGCTTTTTTTATATCATGAATATACAGCAAAAAGTTAAATCAGTTTTATCTCGCCAGATGGGATCGCTAGGCGCTGAGAAGATAGAGATAGACGGGCAAACTATCTACGCCATCCCTGCGGAAGTAGACACCGACAGGGATATGATGGGAGGAAGCAGGGAGAACAGAGACGTTGACTACCAATTTCCCACTGATGACAACATTAAACTGAGAAAGGGCGCGGCTGTTAATGCCTGCGGAAAGAAGTGGAAGGTGGAGAATTTCAGACAGGGAAGAGCGATGACGACAATATCGCTAATAGAGCCAAACAGGATTCAAGAGTAATGATAAGCGCCAAGATGTCCAAGCGCGACGAGGCGCGATTTAGGAAGGCTATACAGAAGCTCGTAGCGCTGTCTGGTGAGCCTGTCGAGGATATACTAAGGGCGCAGGGGCGGCTGTTTGCAGTTGACGCTGCCAAGTTTACAGCGCCATTTGGAGACAAGAAGTCAGACGGAGACGACACAAAGCGCAAAGTAGAAAAGACAATATTCAGCACATACAAGAAAGCCGAGGATTTGAAGGTCGCCGTAAGCCGAAAGGCTGGAGGTGGCGCGGCGGCTAGGTTTGCGAAGTATGTTAGGCGAGGTGATTTCTCGAAGGCTAAACAGCTAGCATCTGCAATACTAGGAGGATCGTTTGAGATTGGTTTGTTTGACGGCGGCAGGATGCACAAGAGGAGGCTTTCTGGTAAGTCATGGAATAAGCTGTATGTAACAAAAGGGTTTCCAGCAGTTAATCAATACGCCCGCGCTGCGATGAAGCGTGTAGGTGAGGGTAAGAGCGGCTGGGCTAAAGCAGCAGCTCAACTGGGAGGAACTAGGGGCATTCCAGCATGGGCTAAAAAGAATACACACAGGACGAAAGGTCTGGGCATCGTTGAGGGTAAAAACAGTAAAGCATCAGTGACGGTAACCAATAGATCTAAATACGTATTCAAAACAACATCCACAAGTTACCTGTGGCGGCTAAGGCTCGGCAAGGTCGAGAAGCTAGTTGAAAGAATGATTAAAAGCAGAGCAAGAAAAAGAATCAGAAGAACATGAAACCGAAAAAGACACAGAAGCCAGCAGGCTACAAGCTAGAATTGGCAATTAAAAATTACCTTGTAAGAACGGGATCGTTTAAGGGTTGCGGAGTAATAGAGCAAAGCAGCGCAAACGAGGCACCAGAGAGCTTGCCTTGTATGGTTGTTGGATGCGATAGCATATCAAGGACGAGCGACACGGCGGCTAGTATGAATTCCAGAGACGCCGAGGTATCGGTGACGATCTACGCAGACTCAGAGGAGACAAACAAAGCAACGCTTGAAGGGCTGGCTATAGAGCTAGAGTGTAGGCTCGATGACCTAGCTGGTATGCAGTCAGAGATAAACAAGCCTAAAGCCAAGCGAGACACAAGGAAGGTCAAAGGATTGCACCTGCACTACATCGGGGACACAAAGATTGACCTTGAAACAGAAGGCACGGAATGGAGGTTTACAGCTTCATGCACAGCGCTAGTCCAGATAGTTGGTTGAATTCGTCGCAATACTGAATCAAAATTTTAAATTATGGCATCAATTACAAAAGGAGCAGACGTCCACGTATACGGAATCAACACAGGAACATTCACGGCGGCTGTTGTCACATCTATTAACTTTGGAGATGAGTTTAACAACACTGCGGAAATCAAGAACGAGAGCGGTAACGTGATCGAGGAGCGCATGGACGACATCCACACTACAGGTAGCGTGACTCTTAATTTTAAAGACACGGGCCACACACCCGAAGCTATGGGGGCGCAGTTTGACTATGATTCAGTAACATACTACCTTACCGGGCGCACTCTCACACTAAGCCACGACGGCTACGCTGAGTATTCCTACAACTTCAAAACCAGCGAATACATTACACTAACCTAGTCTAATGGATGACCGATTCTTTAACGGGGTGATCGGTTGCGAGGTTAAGATTTGCGGGTATAAGCTCACGAATCTTACACCTTGGCACGTGGTTATTTTAACCGCAATTGACAGCCCTGTAATAAAAGAGACGGGACGCGTCCTGCCTCATGATCTGCTTGTGTTCTGCAAGGTTGTTTCATGCCAATATCCAAACACTCCAGACCTGAAACCACGGCTTCGGGATGTGTTCAGATATATCTTGACAAACAGGAAGAAACCTTTCAAGAGGAACACAGAGAGGCTTAGGTCGTGGATGGATGTTCAGACATGCTCGCCTATCCTGTGGGACGTGAAACAGGCAGAGGGAGCAAGCACGCGAGAGGTAAAGAGTCCTGCAATGCTGGCGCTAGTGATGAACTTGATAAGCAAAGCAGGAACCACACTAAAAGAAACATGGAACATGAGGCTGTCAGAAGCCCGATGGTGTGACCTTACTCTTTCAGAATTGAACGGAAATCCTATAAGATTTGCATACGAAAACGAAGACCAACCAGCGGCAACGCTTCCAGAGTTGAGCGAGAAGGAAATCATAGCAGAAGCCAAAAAGACGCTATCGAAAAGTAGCTTTGAGGGGTGGTTAAGAGCCAGAAAACAAAACAATATTAAGAACTAATGGCTTTATCTTTCCAATTCAAGGCAGACGGCAGCGGCTACAAGCGCGGGCTGGAGAACATGCGACAAGAGACCAAGCGATTTGCAAGCGGCGTCAAGGGTATGCTGGGCGGCGCGTTTGCTCTAACCGCTGTGGTGGCTGGTCTCAAAAGGATTGCAGATAAGTTTGACAGGATACACAAGCTTTCGATCAGATTTGGTGCTAGTGCTGAGTCAATCCAGCGCCTAGGATTCGCGGCAGAGCAAAACGGCGCCAGCATGGAAACCATGGCGAAGGCTATGGCGCAGGGCAACAGGTCAGCACAGGAAGCGGCAAACGGTCTCAAGACATACACAAGGGCTTTTGATGCGCTAAATATAAACGTTGAGGAGTTTAAGAACCTCAACCAGGAAGAACAAATGTATGCAATTGCGGACGCATACAGAAGCGCCACAAACAAAAACCAAGCGCTTGCGGCTGCACAGCAAATTTTAGGACGTAGCGCACTAGAACTTGTGCCATTACTGAAGCTCGGAAGCGAGGAAATGAAGAAGTTGAGCGAGGACATTACAACTCTCACCAACGATCAAGTGGCATCATTTGCGGCAGCCAATGACGCATTAAATAGATACAAGACACAAATAACAGGTGTAGTTGGTGTGTTTGTCGCTCACTTTGTAAGGGGTTTTCAGTTACTTGTGACAGTCGGGACGCAGGCCGCGCTTGAAATCACAAACTATTTCAGCGGAACGGGCAAGATACTAGGCGACGTTGTTACAGGCAACTTCAAAAGCGCCGCGAGGCACGCCAGGCAGCTAGGAAGGGATGTTAACGGCGCAATGGATAGAATTAAAAAAGCAAAGGACGACTTCATTAATGATGAACCAAGCGGTGGAGGCGGCGGTGGCGACATCCCCGGAGAGGATCCTGGTAAAGATCCAGGCACAACCCAGCAGGAAAAGCGGCTCAAAATAGAAAGGGAAATTGCTGACGAAATCGAGAGACAGGCAGACGCGACCAGAACACTACAAGAGAAAACAGCGAAGGCGAGAGAGGAGTGGCAGAAGCTGCAGGAAAAGGCTTTCGAGAGCGGAGCAGGACCGGATGCAACAGAGGAGGAGAAAACTGCAGAAGCGCAGTCAATACTTGATGCAGAAAAAGCATATACAAAATTCTCAGCACTCAAAAGACAGCTAGACGAACAGGAAAAAGCAGAGAAAGACGCGGCACTGAAGAAGTCCAAAGACTACCAAGAGAAGGTCAACGCAGAAGCGGAGGAGGACGCGAGGAGGCGCAAAGAGGAGGCTGCGAGTAAACAGGAGGAAAAAGAAAAGGAACAACTAAGAATCAAGAATCTGCGGGAAACATCAATGAGCGTTTCATCTTTGGCGGCGTCTGGACTAGGCGGCAACGTCTCAGCGTTCACCGCCGACCCTGCACTGAGCGAGGCTAAGAAGCAAAGCCAACTATTAGAGGATATTAAGACGAGCTTACAGCCTGCGGGCGGAGTTAAATCAACACCAGAACTATAAAACAATGTCATTAATTACCAAGGGCGGATTCGAGTCTGTAGGAGATTACGCTATACAGCCAGACAGGAGCATTACAGAAAAGAATGATGGGACACTAGAGGGTTCAGTTGTCATGCGATGCGATAAGAGCAAGAAGTATGCACTGCCTGAAATTGGCGCCACACATCCAGACGATGTCAGGCTGGAGATGTATCAATCAAGCACGGTCCACCAGAGTAACGGCATAGTAGAAATGACCGGCTCATTCTTCGGGCTTGTTGCGAGCGAGACAGAGCCAGAAATTTCATATAGCGGCGGACAAAATAACGACCCAATTGACACGCACCCAGACTTCGAGAGCTTCGCGGGGACACCATCGGCACCTCTAAACGGGGCAAAATTTGATGCTGAAAGTGAGGAATTTATCGGTTTCTTTGATTCGGCAAGCGCAGGTCAACCTAATTTCAGGGGCACACAATACTACCTTACCCCGTCGTCGCTGATAACGCTCTCATACTGGACTGATAAAGTCCCAACCCTTAAGAATAGAATGTCTGTGCACGGTAGCGTTGAAGGCTTCAAGAAGCCAGACGACATGAAGGATTTTCTGCTTGTTGATACTCCATACAGGCAAGTAGGCAGTTTCTACCAAGTAACTGAACAATACATTGGCTCTGGTCCAAACGGAATAAACCAAGTAATATATCCAGACTAGCACCATGGCGAGCAAATCCAAGAACGGCAATCTTCCTCTAGGGCGGTCAAAGATCGACGCATCCAGAGGTGTTGAGTCTGCACTGTCTAAACTATCGCACCAAGTCGGGGCAAGGACGCCACGTCAAAGCATGACGGCGGGCAGTAAACAGCTACACAACGGGGTGTTTCTGGAAGCTCCAAGGGTGAGGTCTCGGTCTTCTGGGGTATGCATACTAGGTGAATACACCACCGACCCAGACGACGAAACCAAGGTGATTATAAGCCCGGGATGGTTACATGCTCCAAATAAATCTGTGCTGCTAGAACCGTCTCCGATGACACCGACAGCGGGGCACAAGGTTTGGATTGAATGCCCGTGGACGGCAACAATCAACAGCGACAACGTGCTGGAGGCTGGAGGAGAGCTAGGAACACACACCATTTCTACAGGCTCGACAATTCCCGACAACGTAGTGCCGCACGTTGACAGCTTAACAGGGACTCTATATGCGCCAATAGGGGCGTGGAATGATGACTTGGCATGGATTAGGGAAGGGTGCGGGTCGTTTACAATCGGATTTTGTCCAAGGGTTTTTTCAATAGAAAGGGGCTAATATGGGGGGATATACATGAGGCTGCTGCTACCCGTCGTGTCCTGTTCCAAGTTTGGAAGCGCAGGAAAAGAGCGGAACAATAACACCGGAAGGTCACATTGCGTTTACTCGATACGAAAACAGAGACGACCTAAACCCCAACTTCGTCGCACTCGCAGACATACAGCCAGAAGCAAGCTATAAATACAGGAAAAGAGTAGATTCAAGAACCGTTACGGGGAATGAAGTATCAGGAAGAACCACACAAACGGAGGCGGGCACCTTTTACCTTACAACCGAATACGAGTGGGACGATGTAGAATGTGAATTTGTGCAGTCGCTTAAATCTGGGGGGTCATCAACATACACTAAAGTTACCGTTGATCACTCCGTCCCACCTGTTGAGATATACAACGAGAGCAGAGTTTGGACCGCGTCGAGCGTGCCTGGGCATGAACACGAATGGCTAGAGACAAAGACCGTGACGCAAAACGGAAACACGACCGTGACAACTGATTACGACGGCTTTGGGGCTGTTGGCAGGGGCTTCTTTCTCATAGGCATAAATAAAACGTCTTTCTTGTTTACCTATGGGCACAAACTGAGAACGGAACTAAACACCTACCCGCAAGGCACGTCCTTTGAGTCGTCCACGCTCTCAGGTGAGTGGACGGAGGCAGACCTGAAGGGCTTACTGGAGGATTGTCTAGATAACGGTGATTGGACTGATAACACCAGCGGTGGCGTTGCTTTGTATGATACTGAATACATACAGGACTACACACAAGCCCCACCTGTTGACACAGTGGCGGTTGATACCCTTGAGTTAAAGCATGTTAGGAACAGGCTTGTTGTGCCACACGGATTTGACCCACCGCCACTTCCAGATAACTGGGAGGACGGCGACGCAATACTCGAATCATACGACCAAAGATGGCACGGGACATGGCACAAGGCGGATATTTTAGAGACATATACGCCAGAAGACCACGACCCACTCGACACGGGGTCACCCCAACCAGAGGAGAGTAACGAGGCTTTAGAGTGGAGCGGCCCAGGGGATGTTATTAACTACGACTTATTTGACTCACTTACAGACCAAGAAAAATATGACAGGCACGAATCTTGGAAATCTGAATGGCTGGAAACGTTGGCGCCAGACGAACAAGGCGAGATAGATGTTCTGTTAAAACGATCACAATGCTACCACGGGGCGCCGTGGGTATATCATTAATTGGTTGAATTCGCCACAATGACGAGATGGGTAACTTTAATGATTTAATCGTAGACGTCGGGAACAACAGGCTCGTCAGCAGCTTCTTATCCACGAGATCAGAAGGGGCGCCGCCCGTTATTCTTGGCGACACGCAACCCGTCTCTGTCCGTTTGGTTGAGCAAAATAACAACAACGCGGATCAGCCTTGGAAAAATTTAGACCTTACAGGTCAGACAATCCGAGTTGGCGTCGGCAGTCCTGGTGCAGAGCCAATCGGAGGCACGTTCACCCTCACCATCAACAGCGAAACCACGGCGGCTATACCATACGGAGCGTCTGCCGAGGATCTAAAAACGGCGCTGGACGCGCTAACCATGCCGACAGATCCCACAATCTCTACAGGCGAGTTTGAAGTTGAGGAGATCGGGGGCGGATACACTATAACGTATCCATACGAGGGTAACGACGCAGAAATGGTTGTTGATACATCCTTGCTTACGCCATCATCGGCAGCCAATGTCATCATATTAAATGACGGTGTTACCAGCGTATCGGCAGAGGTGCAGTCAGTTACTTTCGAGCAGGAAGCCGCGGCATATGTGGAGCTTACCACCGACCTTGACGCACCGGCGGCAACCATAACGGAAGTCAGAACAGGCGTTACTGATACCACATCAGAGATTCAGCGGGTGACGATTGACGGAGACCCATACGCAGGCACATACACGCTTACAGTGGCTTCTGAGGAGTCCAGTAACCTAGAGGTGGACAGCTCAAGCGACAGCATCAAGACTGCTCTTGAGAGCCTTACATCCATAGGTGCTGACAACGTAACGGTCACAGGATCAGGACTGGATTATACAGTTGAGTTTGACAAGTCACTAGGTGACGTTGGGGCAATCACAGCAGACTTGACCAACCTCACGTCACCAACAGGCAAAAAAGGCGAAATTGATTTTGATACAGACGATCTTCTTTATTTCCTCGACGGGCAGAAAAGCAAAGATGCAACGCTTGAGGTTGTGAGATACACCACTGCAGGCACGAAGTCAGACACTGTATTTCAAGGTAACATCACCTGTAAACAGGACATCATCTAAAAAATGAGCTTATCAACAAGAACTGCGCGACTAGCGGCTGACGTATCAGCACAACTCCCAACATCATTTACGCTTGAATCATGGCGCGGGAACGCATTCGATTTAGAGCTGGGGGTCTTTGACGGGGCGACGGTGCAAGATTTGTCCGATGTTTCAAGCATCACCTGCATTGCTAGAAATCAGGCGCAATCGGGGATTGCCATGACTAAGACCGTTGTAAGCGCGGACATAGACAACACACTAGACAGCTCAAGCTGGCAGGACGAGAGCAAACAGCATGTAACTTTCAGCTTTACCAACTCAGAGACTAATGTTGCCATGGGTTCGGACCTTGTTGAATACTGGATGGTATTTACGGCAATAATGAACGACGGCGCTGAAAGAACCCTGGCGGCTGGGTGCTTTAATCTTTACAACGACCGGAACAACACAGCAGGCAACCCGCCATCAAACCCGGGCACGTCTATAACGCTAGAACAGGCAGATGCAAGATATTTGCAGGCTGGCGGTAGCGTAGGCGACATGCTCGCGGCAACTTACGACCCTACGAGCGTAGAGGGTGACGCGTTCAGCATGGATAACATGGTCGAAGGTGCAGACGCCAAGATATTGACTGCGGCAGAACGCGCAGCGATAACATCGAACCAAACAGCGATCAATGGCAAGCAGGACGCTTTAACCGTATCAGACACAGCGCCGTCATCACCAGACGCAGGCGACCTATGGCTAGACAGCACACAAGCCAAGCTTTACACATATTACAACGACGGAGACTCTAGCCAGTGGGTGAGCGTCAATTCTGGAGTCTCAACGCCTAGTTCAAAAACGGGCTGGATGGATTACAATGATTCCACGGGTTCTTTTTCAATCTCTGCCGACACATGGACGGACGTTCCAAACGACGGCGCAGGATCATTTACAAACAAGGCTTACAAACC